GTGCCGAAAAAGGCCAAGGAAATGACCGCGTACCAAGTCGGCCGACTGCCGGCTGGAATGCACGCAGCAGGGGGCGCAACCGGGCTGTATTTGCGCGTATCGGAGGCAGGCGCGCGCAACTGGATTCTGCGTGCTGTCGTCGGGAATCGTCGCCGCGACATGGGGCTGGGCGGATGGCCTGACGTGCCGCTGACCGAGGCGCGGGATAGGGCGCGAATGGCGCGCAGGAAGATCGAAGAGGGCATCGACCCGATCGAGCAACGGCGATCCGCCAAGGGGCTGCTGAAGTCCACGCCGACGTTCCGCTGGTGCGCAGAGCAGACCATCATTGCCAAGCGGCCGGAATGGAAGTCGGCGAAGCACGCGGAGCAGTGGACCAACACCCTGACGGCGGACGCATATCCGATCATCGGCAAGGTTCCGGTGGACCAGTTGGAGCTGTCGCACATGCTGGACGTGCTGACGCCGATCTGGACGACAAAGACCGAGAGCGCGACCCGGCTGCGCGCGCGCATGGAATCCGTCATCGCCTGGGCAACGGCATCGGGCTACCGGCGGGGCGACAATCCGGCCCGGTGGCGCGGCAACCTGGACGCAGTGCTGCCGAAGCCCGGCAAGGTGGCGAAGGTGACGCACCACAAGGCGCTCCCCATCGACGCGGTTCATGGATTCGTGACCGACCTGCGGACCCGTGAGGGCATCGCGGCGCGCGCGCTGGAGTTCGTCATCCTGACCGCAACCCGATCCGGCGAGGTCCGGGGCGCGACGTGGGATGAAATCGACCTGGACGGCGCTACATGGACCGTGCCGGCCGAGCGGATGAAAGCTGGCAAGGAACATAGGGTGCCGCTGTCGGCGCGCGCTGTGGCGCTGCTGGAGTCGCTGCCGAGGATGGCGGGATCGGACTATGTGTTCGCCGCGCCGCGCGGTGGGATGTTGTCGGACATGACCATTTCCGCCGTGATGCGCCGCATGGAGGTCGATGCGGTTCCGCACGGCTTCCGGTCCACGTTCCGCGACTGGTGCAGCGAGCGCACCGCGTACCCGCGCGACGTGGCGGAAATGGCCTTGGCGCACGCGATCACCAACAAGGTCGAGGCGGCATATCGTCGCGGTGACTTGTTCGCCAAGCGCGCCAACATGATGAGCGACTGGGCAAAGTTCATCGACACGCCGCCACTGTCCGCTGACGTGTTGCAGCTTCGGAGGGCAGAGGCGTGACCATCCGGCGGATCAAGGACCCAGCCGGCCTGCTGCCGGATCACATCCATATCGACTTCGACGGCGATAGCGCGGATGCCATTGCCGATCTGCTGGAGCAGATGACGCCGGTCGCGCGTGTCAACGCCTTGCGTCGAGATCACCCTGAGCTTGAGGCAGACGCGAGCAAGCTGGCCGCGCAATTAGATCGGACAGGCGGCAATGCCAATCACGTGATGCTGATGCGCTTGGCGCAACTTGAAACACAGGCGCTCTACCTGCGAGCCGCGCCCGCGGCCCTGGAGGTGCAGAGCAGGCGCGCAGCGTCAGCCAAAGGCGGGAAGGCTAGAAAGGCTCCGGCGTGGCACGCAGATGCTGTCCGGCACGCCCGCGCCCTGCTAGCGACTGGCCGTCAAACTCACGAGTTGACGGGGCTATGTGCCCGGAAGTTCAAGAAAAAGGACGACGCCGTGCGGCGCGTGCTGCAGGGCGCGGATCTGGTCCCGCAGAGAAAAAACCGCGTCAAGTAACTACACGCGGAAATCGTGCCAGAGAGTAGGTGACGTCCAATCACGAGGCGTCACGACATGGCAACACAAATCCCGTTTCACAATCTCCCCGATAGCGCCCTGCTGCGCGAAAAGGAAATGATCCCGCTGCTGCCCTGGTCCGCGCCCACGCTGTGGCGCAGGGTCAAAACCGGCAGCTTCCCGCAGCCGATCCGGCTGGAGGGTCGCATCACCTGCTGGCGCTGGGGCGATGTTCGCCAGTGGCTCGACGCGCAGGCGCAGAAGGTGGCGGCATGATTACGGTCGTGGATCTTCGCGCGTTCGTCCGCGTGATTGGCGACGACCTGGACGACCAATTGGTGCTGGCGTTGACCGCAGGCCGTGCCGAGGCTGCCGCGTACCTGGGGCGCACGCCCGACGAGGAAGTGACCGACGAGGCGATGGGCACGCTGTACCTCGCCCGCAGCCACTTCGATGACGCCGACGCGGACCGCTGCCGGCAGGTCGGTCGACTGCTGCTGTTCCCCTTCCGCGTCGGTTCCGGCGTAGGGGGTGCTTGATGGGATCGTTGACTGCTATCGGAGCGGACATCCACCGGCTGGTGGGCGAAGCCAATCATCACGCTGCAAAGGCGACGGAGATCGCGATCAAGGTCGGCGCGCTTCTGACCGAGGCGAAGGGGTCCGTAGATCACGGGCAGTGGGAAGCCTGGCTGACGACGCATACGCCGCTGGCTCCGCGCACGGCACGAGCCTATATGCGGCTTTCGGCGCAGGCACAGCAGTTGAATGGACCAGAACGGCAACGCGTTGCCGATTTGCCTGTGCGTGAAGCGATCAAGGCGATGTCTACTTCGCCGGAATCGCCGCCCCGCTCCCCGTCCGTCCACGACTGCCGCCGATCGAGCCGTGAGCGAATGTTGGACCGGTACAACACGGCTATGTCGAAGCTGCGGAAGCCGCTGGCCCGACGAATCGAGAGCGGTCTGTTCAAGAGCGGGGAGATCGACACGTACAGGCGGCAAGTGCAATCGCTTCTAGATCTGCTGAACGACATCGAGTCAGATGCTCGCGCTGCCGGCAACGGCGGATTCATCGGGGAGGTGACCGATGCAGCAGCCTAAAGAACGAAACCCCGGCCCGCCAGCCGGGGTTTCTGGAATGTCAGCGGGCGGGCAAACTTTCCACGTTCAGAGTGCCACGGCGGAACCGCTCCTGCAACGGCTCGAGCGAGTGCAGAAGGCGGGCAACGGTTGGCGCGCGCGCTGTCCTGCCTGCGGTGGATCCTCGCAGAAGGTGACCATCACGGAACGCGACGGCAAAGTGTTGCTGCACTGTTTCGGTGGCTGCAAGGCCATCGAGGTTCTGGAGGCCGTCGGGCTTGGGTGGTCGGACATCATGCCGCCGAGGTCGTGGCCGGAGTCACCCGAAGATCGGCGACGGGTGCGGCAGGCGATCAAGGAGGCAGGTTGGTCGTCCGCATTGACCGTGTTGTCGCTGGAAGCCGCCGTGGTGGCGATTGCTGCCGGCAAGGTGCTGCGTGATGAGCCGCTGGACTGGAACGACTACTGCCGGCTGGTCAAGGCGGAAGAACGCATTGGGAACGCCCGCGAAGCGCTGGTGGAGGTGCGTCGATGAGCTTGGAGAGCGCAGCAGTCGCACACCTGCACCCCGATGGCGCAGCGGTCCTGCGTGACATCTACGACTTCACCGGGCGCTTCGTCGCGTATCCTTCGAGTCACGCCCATGTCGCGCACGCGCTGTGGATCGCGCACACGCACCTGATGGACGTATGGGAGTGCACGCCCCGGATCGCCTTCCTGTCTACCGAGCCGGGCAGCGGGAAGTCCCGTGCGTTGGAGGTGTCGGAACTGCTGGTGCCCGAGCCGGTACATGCGGTGTCTGCGACGCCGGCCTATCTGTTCCGCAAGATCGGGCAATCGGAAGACTCGCTGCCTACCGTGCTGTTCGATGAGGTGGATACGATCTACGGGCCGAAAGCGGCCGGCAACGAGGAACTGCGCGCGCTGTTGAACAGTGGATACCGACGCGGTGCGGTGGCAGGGCGATGCGTGGTGAAGGGGAAGGAGGTCTGTACCGAGGAGCTGCCGAGCTACTGCGCGGTTGCCCTGGCAGGACTCGGGAGTCTGCCCGACACCGTACTGACGCGATCGGTCATCGTGCGGATGCGTCGGCGAGCGCCGACCGAGCGTGTCGAGCCGTTCCGGCAGCGCGTCAATGCGCCCGAAGGCGAGAGGATCCGGGCACGGCTTGCGAGGTGGGCCGCATCCATCGCGGGTGATATCCACTGGCCTGCGTTGCCTGCGGAGATTCAAGACCGCGACGCAGACGTGTGGGAGCCGCTGATCGCGCTGGCGGATGCGGCGGGCGACGAGTGGCCGGACCTTGCCCGTGTAGCGGCTGTAGCGCTTGTAGCGGCTGCCAAGGAGGACGGGGGCGCGAGCTTGGGCGTCCGTCTACTTCACGATCTGCGCAAGGCATTCGGAAATGCTGACTCCATGACCAGTGCAGAGATCATTCACTGCCTGCATGAAATGGATGACGCTCCGTGGAGTGACCTGAAGGGTAAGCCGCTGGACTCGCGCGGGCTGGGATATCGGCTGAAACAGTACGGGGTAAAGCCGAAGAACCTGCGTACCGGGTTCGGAGTGGCGAAGGGCTACGCGCGGGCGGACCTGATGGATGCCTGGAGTCGCTACCTGCCTCCCATATCTGAGAAAGCCGCTACATCCGCTACATCCGCTACATCCGCTTCGTGACGCGGTTTGTTTGTAGCGGCTACCGGGCTTGTAGCGGATCGATCCGCTACACCCGATTTATCCGCTACGCGCAAACCCGCATGGTTATGCGGTTGTAGCGCTTGTAGCGGCTGTAGCGGATATCTGGGATAGCGGACGGACACGGAAGTCCCGCGCATTTCTGCGCATCGCAGCATCGGCGGCTTGTGTCACCAAGTGTCGCCAGCTATCGCCAACACAGTTGTTTGCAAGCTGTTGCGGGCTGCGATTAATAGGCATCCGGGAATCCCAACTTCACCGGAGTAACACCGATGCCGAGCATCACCGCAATTCGCGAGCAGCGCACCGCCAAGGTCGCCGAAGCCCGCGCCCTGCTGTCGTCCGCCGAACGCGAGAACCGCAGCCTGACCGACACCGAGCAGTCGAAGTTCGACACGCTCAAGACTGACATCACCGCACTGGAAGCCGCCGAGCAGCGTCAGCAGTTCGTCGACGACGCCGAGCGACGCCAGACCGGCGTGGTCGTCAACCGCAACGGCGACACCACCGCCGACCTGGAGCAGCGCGTGAGCCTGCTGACGGTCCTGCGGGCTGGCATGGAAGGCCGCGCACTGACGGGCGCCGAAGCCGAGGTCCACGCCGAGCTGGAGCGCCGCCACGGTGCCCCGAAGCACGGCGGTATCCTGGTCCCGCTGTCGGCCTTCGAGCGCCGCGCCAACACCACCGGCAGCGCCGGGGGGCTGGTGGGCACCGACCACCGCGCCGACATGTTCATCGGCCCGCTGCGCAACTCCCTGCTGGTGCGCTCCCTGGGCGTCCGCACCCTGTCGGGCCTGACCGGCAACGTGTCCATCCCGAAGGCCGGCGCCGGCCTGACCGTGGGCTGGGTGACGGAGGGCCAGCCGCTCCCCGAGTCCGACATGGACTTCGAGAGCGTGACCCTGACCCCGCACCATGTTGGCGGTATCACCGAGCTGTCGCGGCAGCTGATTCAGCAGAGTTCGCCTGCGGTGGAAGACCTGGCCCGTGACGACCTTAGCTTCGCCATCGCGCAGGCAGTGGACCGCGCCATCATCGCCGGCACCGGCGCGAACGGGCAGCCGCTGGGCATCATCAACCGCGACGACGTGCAGACCGCCGACCTGCCCGCCACCTGGGCGGACGTGCTGGCGATCGAGCAGCAGCTGGCCGCGCTCAACGTCATCCCGACCGGCTGGTACACGTCGCCGGGCGTGCTGACCAACCTGCGCGGCATCCTGAAGGCGGCCAGCGCCGGTTCGGACTACATCGCCACCGCCAAGACCATCGGCGAGCTTCCGGTCGCATCGTCCAACGCGGCACCCGCCGACACCGCCATCCTGGGCGACTGGACGCAGGTGCTGCTGGGCCAGTGGGGCGCGGTCGAGCTGCTGGTCAATCCTTACGCCGAAGCTCCCTACCGGCGCGGTGGCGTCCTGGTCCGCGCCTTCGCCACGGTGGACGTGGCAGTGCGGCACGAGCAGGCATTCGTGGTGGCGACTGAAGGCACCCCGTAATGAGCCTGGAGCGCCGCTTCGCAACCGGTGCAACCGTGGAGGGCCGCCAGCTTGTCGGGCTGGCGGCTCCCTTCGGGTCCGAGGCCCGGATCGCCGACTTCCGAGAGGTCATCGCGCCCGGCGCCTTCGCGCGCACCCTGGCCGAGAACCGGGACATTCTGGCGCTGGTCGATCACGACGCCAGCCGCGTCCTGGGGCGCACCCGCAGCGGCTCGCTGGAGCTGAGCGAGACGGCGCAGGGGCTGGCCTACCGCATCACCCTGCCGGACACGACCACCGGCCGCGACCTTCGCGCCTTGGCCGAACGGGGCGACCTGGGCGGTGTGTCCATGGGCTTCGTCGCCACCCGTGATTCATGGGACGGCGAGCTGCGGACGCTGCATGAAGTCGAGCTGCACGAGGTCAGCATCGTGCAAGCGCATCCGGCCTACCCGACGACCACCGTATCGCTGCGCAGCCGCAATGCCGCTGGGCTGCGTGCCGATCCCCGATTCCGCTGGCTGGAGCTGTATCCGTGAAGTGGCCCTGGAAGCGCGAGACGCGCGCAGGCAATGACCCGGCAGACCCGTCCTGGGCTGCGCTGGTGAACCCCGGTGCGATTGCAGCGTCGGGCGTATTCGTGGATGCGCGCTCGGCAGAGTCCGTGTCCACCGTCCACGCGGCCGTGAGCTTGATTGCAGGCACCGTCGCCAGCCTGCCGCTGCACCTGTATCAGCGGGGCGAGAACGGCGACCGAACGCGCGCCACGCTGCATCCGCTGTACCGCCTTCTGCACGACTCCCCGAACGATGGGCAGACCGCGCTGGAGTTCCGCGAACAGCTGCAAGCGCATGTGCTGCTGTGGGGCAATGCCTACGCCGAGATCCACCGCGATGCCGCCGGCGCAGTCACCGCACTGAACGCGATCCACCCGCGAAACGTCACCATCGTGAAGCTGGACAGCGGGCGCATCCGCTACGACGTGACCGAGGACGGCGCAGTACGTCGCCTTCTGGCCGGGGAAGTCCTACACCTGCGCGACCGATCGGATGACGGCCTGGTCGGCAAGTCCCGCATCACCACCGCCCGCGAGATGCTGGGCGGCATCCTCGCTTCGCAGGAACACGGCAATCGCACGTTCGCCAACGGCGCGCGCCTGTCGGGTGTGCTGAAAACCCCGCACGTCCTGGACGCCGGCAGCGCCGAGCGCATCGGGTCGAGCTGGCGGCAGCAGTTCGGTGGAGCCGAGAACGCCGGCAAGGTCGCGGTACTCGAACACGGTCTGGAGTTCCAGCCGCTGACGATGACCAACGAGGACGCGCAGTGGCTGGCCTCGCGTCAGTTCAGCGTCGAGGAAGTGGCCCGCCTGTTCAACGTGCCCCCGGTTCTGCTGGGCGATCTGCGCCACGCCAACTTCAGCAACAGCGTGGAGATGATGCGGCACTTCGTGACCGTGACCCTGCGCCCCTGGCTTGCACGCTGGGAACAGGCACTCGAACACGCGCTGCTGGGGCCGATCGCACGCGGGCGCTACTTCGTGGAGTTCAGTGCGGAAGGTCTGCTGCGTGGTGATGCCAAGAACCGGGCCGACTTCTACAAGTCCGGCATCGAGGCCGGCTGGATGCTGAAGTCTGAGGCGCGCCGTCTGGAAAACCTACCTGCCATCGAGGGACTAGACGATGCCGATGCGTCCGCCCAAGCATGACCCGCTGGCCTGGATGAAAGGCCGGAACATCCCGGTGCACAAGCCGGCCTACAACCGCCAGTCCACGCGACACCTGCACACAGGCAGCAAGCAGTGGCGGGCGATCCGTGCGCGTGTGCTCGCAGGTGAGCCGCTGTGCCGCGACTGTGCAGCGGCTGGGTATTCGACACCGGCAACTGAGGTCGATCACCAGGACAACTGCACGGCGAACAACACGATGGGCAACCTGGCCCCGCTGTGTCGGCCTTGCCATAGCAGGCGCACCGCAAGGCGCGAGGCAGGCATGGGCATCGTCTACGGCTGCGATGCGGACGGGCTGCCGCTCGATCCGGACCACCCGTGGAACCGCGAAAAATCGCTGGAGGGTTCGAGCTGATGGCACGTCGCCCCCCCTTTCTTTCACCGCAATGTGCGAGGCCGACATGAGGCAGGTTCGATCCGATAGCGCCACGGCAGCCGTGCAGGCCGCCCAGAACGCCGCTGCTGGCCCGTTGGAGCCGCCTGCGCACGTCCCCTTGCCGGATGAAGCGCGCCCCTTCTGGGACGCCCTGATGCGCAACAGGCCGCGTCACCGTTGGAATGATGCCGACATGGCGACTGCCGCGCTGCTGGCGGTGTCGCAGATGCAGGCTGCCGCGCTGATGGCGGACGTGGAGCAGCTGGCCGTGGTCGACAAGCTGGGCCGGCGCATCGCCATGCTGTCGCGGCTGCTGCATGTCCATCCCGAGGCGACGCAGGGCCGTGCGGCGAACCGTGGAAACGAGCTGGCGACTGAGCGCGAGGCCGAGGGTAACGTGCATCCGCTGATCCGCAGGGCGTGATGAGCCGCGCTGACGCCATCATCGAGTTCGTGGAAACCCTGTGTCTGACGCCGGAAGGCGCGGGCGTGGGGCAGCCGATGGTGTTGGCCGACTTCCAGCGCGACTTCATCCGCGCGACCTACGACAATCCCGCAGGCACCCGTCGGGCTTTCCTGAGCATGGCACGCAAGTGCGGGAAAACAGGACTCACAGCGGCGCTGCTGCTGGCGCATCTGGTCGGCCCGGAGGCAAAGCGCAATTCGCAGATTGTCAGCGGCGCGATGAGCCGCGACCAGGCGGCGCTGGTGTTCAACCTGGCCGCCAAGATGGTGAGCCTGTCGCCGGTGCTGTCGGAGGTCGTGCGTATCGTGCCGTCGGGCAAGAAGCTGATCGGCATTCCCATGAACGTCGAGTTCCGGGCGCTGGCGGCGGAGGGCAAGACCGCACACGGCCTGTCGCCGGTCCTGGCGATCCTGGATGAGGTCGGACAGGTGCGCGGCCCGCAGTCCGACTTCGTGGATGCGATCACCACGTCCCAAGGCGCGCACGCCGATCCGCTGCTGCTGGTCATCTCGACGCAGGCCGCATCCGATGCTGACCTGCTGAGCGTGTGGCTGGATGACGCCGCGCAATCGAAGGATCCGCGCATCGTCTCGCACGTCTACACCGCGCCCGAAGGCTGCAACCTTCTGGACGAGTCCGCATGGCAGGCCGCCAACCCCGCGCTGGGGATCTTCCGCAGCCGTGACGACCTGGCCGAACAGATGAAGCAGGCGCAGCGGATGCCGAGCATGGAGAACAGCGCCCGGAACCTGCTGCTGAATCAGCGCGTGAGTACCGATGCGCCGTTCGTGTCGCCGGACGTGTGGAAGGCGTGCAGCGAGGAGCCTGCGCCGTTCGATGGGCCCGTATACGGCGGACTCGACCTGTCGGCACGAAACGACCTGACCGCCTTTGTGCTGGTCGGCAAGGTGGCCGGCGTCTGGCAGGTGCGTCCGTACTTCTGGACGCCGCAGACGGGCTTGCAGGACCGCTCACGGCGCGACCGAGCGCCCTATGACGTGTGGGCACGGGAAGGCCTGCTGCGCGCGACTCCCGGCGCGACCGTGGATTACGAGGTCGTGGCCCGCGAGATTTCCGAGATTACCGACGGGCTCGACGTGCAGGCGATCGCATTCGACCGCTGGCGCATGGACCTGCTGCAAAAGGAGTTCGACCGGGCCGGCGTGGTGCTGCCGCTGGCACCGTTCGGTCAGGGCTTCAAGGACATGAGCCCGGCCCTGGACACGCTCGAGGCCGAGCTATTGAACGGCCGGCTGGCCCACGGCAATCACCCGGCGCTGACCCTGTGCGCAGCGAACGCCACGACCGTGCGTGACCCGGCCGGCAACCGCAAGCTGGACAAGAGCCGCCAGACCGGCCGCATCGACGGTATGCAGGCGCTGGCAATGGCGATGGGTGTCGCCGGCACCACTGACGCACCCGTCGCCGACCCCTACCGTGAACGAGGGCTGCTGATCCTATGACCTACACCGCACAACAGCTGCGCCACCGCGTGACGTTCCAGCGTCTGATGCAGGTCGTGGACGAGGAGACCGGATACCGCACCGAAGAATGGGTGAGGGTGGCCGAGGCCTTCGCCCGCATGGATCCGATGGTCGGCCGTGAGCGCCTGCTGTCCGAGGCGATCCGATCCGAAGAGGTCACGAAGTTCACGACCCGGTGGCTCGACGGCATCACGCCGGCCGACCGCTTGGTCCATCGCGGTCAGTTCTGGAACATGCATTCCGTCGTGGATGTCGGCGGACTGCGACGGGAGATGCTGATTTACGCGACAAAGATCTAG